CGATTCTTCAGGGCGAAGCGCTGCGCAGCGTATTGGGTGGCATTGCGCAAGACATTGCGCGTATCACGCTTCGTCAAACAGTGACAGCCCCCCTTGGCAACTGGGTAAGTGGGGCTGTTGGCGGTTTATTCGGCGGCAGCACAGTGGCGGCAGGCAGTGCTGGCGCTTATGCCTCATCAGGGTTTATTGGGCAGATTGGCTTTTCTGAGGGTGGCTACACCGGCGCGGGCGGCAGGCTCGAACCCGCGGGCATTGTGCACCGGGGGGAGTTCGTGGTGCAGAAAAGCGTCGTTGAGCGCCCTGGCGTGCGCCCCATGCTGGAAGCGCTAAACCAAGGCGTGGCGGCGCAGTTTGCTAACGGCGGTTATGTGGTGCCCAATTCACCGCCAGCCATCCCGACCCTTGGCTTGAGTCAGGGCTATGCCGATGGCGGCTATGTGAGCTCGCCCGGGCCGGTTAGCCTCGAGCGCTTCAATCAGAATAACCACACCACTCAGCAGAGCGTGTCGCTCAGCGTGAGCGTACCTGTCACGGTGCACGCCGCACCGGGGATGAACCAAGAGCAAGCCCAACAGCAAGGCCAAACCATTGGTCAGGCGGTGGAAGGGGCAGTCGTTCGCGTACTGCAAAAGCAAATGCGGCCCGGTGGCCTGCTGTATAGGAAGTGAGTATGGAAACGCTGCCCGACATTGCCCCCGACTACGGCATGGAGCCACAGCCAGAGTTTCGGGTGGATACCGTGAAGTTCGGAGATGGCTACACACAGCGCGCCCCCAGCGGCCTCAATAGCGTCAGCGAAAACTGGCGCGTGTCTTGGTCGCTGCTCGATCGCGATGAATACGACCAGCTCTACCCCTTCCTGCTCAGCCGCAAAGGGGTAGAGCCGTTTCTGTGGCAGCCACCCTGGGAAGACGCCCCACGCAAATATGTGTGCACCCAGCTCAGTGGTCAGCGACCCACCCGAACGATGTTCGCTTCCATCACCGCCACCTTTGAAGAGGACTTCACGCCATGAGCCAGCTGATTGCGCGGGAATCCCAGCAGCTGCAGCAAGATGCCATCGTGACGCTGTTCGAGCTGGACGCCACCCGCTTCGGTGAGGGCGTGCTGCGTTTCTGCCCGGAGCCGGTGAACGGTGGCCCGGCGCTGTTCAACGGCTACCAATACCAGCCGTTGCCGATTCAGGCCGAAGGGTTCGAGTGGAGCGGGCAGGGCACGTTGCCCCGGCCCACGCTCAACATCACCGCCATGCAGCTAGCATTTTTAAGCCTGGTGCTGAGTGCCGACGACCTGGTGGGGGTGCCATTCAAGCGGCTGCGCACCTACCGCAAGCACCTAGACGATGGCACCGACCCCGACCCGGAGGCGCTGTTCCCGGTCGATCACTACACCATCGAGCGCAAACAGGCCCAAAACCGCACCGCTATTACGTTCGAGCTATCGGTCGAGATGGATCAGCAGGGCCGCAAGATCCCCGCCCGGCAGGTGTTGCGTGATAGCTGTACCCACCGCTACCGCTGGTGGGACGGCAGCCAGTACCGCTATGAGGGCGTGACCTGCCCCTACGCAGGTACCGGCGAATGGGAGCCCAGCGGTAACCCCGCCGCCCCTGGTGGCGACAAGTGCGGCAAGCGGCTGAGTGATTGCCGCTTACGCTTTGGGCAAAACGGCGTGTTGCCAACCCGCGCCTTTCCTGGTGTTGGCCGAGTGTGAGGTGATTTATGGATAAGCAAACCATGCAAGACGTTGCTGAATTGCAATATCAGGTTCAAACACTATTTCAGGCGCTTAGCACGCAAGGTGCTGAACTAGCAGAATTAAGAGCTGCGCTAGAGGGTAAGCAAGACAAGTTAGCTCTCAAAAAGGATGGGCTTTCGGCTGAGCAGTTAGGTGTAATTCACCAAGAAATGCTTGAGCGAGCGCGCCTTTGCAACGCGCCTGTATCAGAGCTGTGTGTGGAGAATTCACCTACTGCTGGGCTGGTTCGGGAAGTGTTGCTTCAAGAACTGCGCCCTGGCGGGCTCCTCCACCAGGGTGGCAGTCATCGCTAGCTTTTGAGGGCTTTATCGCGCGCTTCGTCCAGTCGTTTGATGAGCTCACCAACACTGATGCCTTCCAGATCATTCGGTCTATCAAACGAAACAGATAGGCTCGACTGCTGTTCATCGTTGACATACCGGGCTTCCACGAAGCCACCGTGATTCATCGCGTTAATGGATACGTCTGCCAGTTTCCAATTGCTCATTGCGGGGTCTCTCTGATGGGTGAAGTCATTAATGTAGCACTGACTTGGCTACCTATATTAAGAGCGCTTTATGTTTGAACACTACGCCGAGCAGATCCGCGCCGGGGCGCTGGCGGCCTACCCCAATGAGGCGGTGTGGCTGATTACCACGCAGGGCTGCCAGCAGGTCGAAAACGTGGCCGCCCGCCCCGCCGAGACGTTTCGTGTGGCCAAGATGGACATGGTGCATGCGCAGGCGTTGGGGTTGCTGGCCGTGGTGCACAGCCACCCGGATTATCCCGATTGCCCGAGCGAGGCTGATATGCGCGGCCAGCTGGCGAGCGGCGTGCCGTGGGGCATTGTGGCCACCGATGGCGAGCAGACCACCCCTATACGCTGGTGGGGCCACGATGACCGCCCACCGCTGGTAGGGCGGGGTTTCGTGCATGGCATTGCGGATTGCTACGGGCTGATTCGTGACTACTACGCCGAGAGCCACGGCATCACGCTGCCGGAGTTTCCGCGCTCTTGGGAGTGGTGGCGCAACGGCCAAGACCTGTATCGGGACGGTTTCGCGGCGGCAGGCTTTCGGATGATCGAGCAGCACGAAGCGCGCCCCGGCGATATGTGGCTGGCGCAGCTGCGCAGCCCGGTGCCCAGCCACGGCGGCATTGTGCTCGCCCATGGGCTGGCGCTGCATCACCCATGTGGGCGCTTCCCGGTCGATGAGTCGCGGCTGTCGGTGCGTGAGCCGCTAGGCCGCTGGCTGCCCCACATTACCCATTGGTTAAGACACAGCGAGTTAGATGGATGATCAACCTACACTTGCACGGTTCCCTAAAGGCTCGCTTCGGCGGGCCTTTTTCATTAGCGGTGCGCGATACCGCCGAAGCGGTGCGCGCCCTATGTGCCCAGCTGGCGGGCTTTCGTGACGCGTTGGAACAAGGGGAGTGGCAGGTGGTGCGCGGTAGCGCACAGAACGGCACCGCACTGGATGCGCAGGGGCTAGCGCTGGCGCTGGGCAATGCCGACACCCTGCACCTAATGCCCGCTATTGAGGGGGCAGGCAGCGATGGCGTAGGCAAAGCCCTGGCGGGCGCGGCGTTGATTGGGGCGAGCTTCCTGGTGCCCGGTGCGGGGGCGTTTGGGGCGGGCATCATCACCAAGGGCGCGGTGGCCGGGCTGGGCGTGAGCCTTGCCCTTGGAGGTGTCTCGATGATGTTGGCACCGTCGCCCCAGAGCAATTATGAAGAGCGCGAACGCCCCGACCAGCGGCCTTCGTTCCTGTTCGATGGCCCGGTGAATACATCCACGCAAGGGCTGCCCATGCCTGTGATTTACGGGCGCATGAAAACCGGCAGCATTGTGATTAGCGCGGGCATGACCGCTGAGGAGTTAGACCCATGAGCGCAGCTGAATGGATTGAAGGTGCGGGCGGTGGCGGCAAGGGTGGCGGCGGCAGCCAGCGCACGCCGCAGGAAGCGCCCAACACGCTGCGTTCGACCAGCAAGGCGCGCATCATCGACGCGCTGGGGGAAGGGGAGATTGTCGGCCTCGCCAATGGCTTAAAGTCGGTCTACCTAGACGATACACCGCTGCAGGACGAAAACGGCGCGTTCAACTTTCAGGGCGTGACCGTACATACCCGTACGGGCGAGCCTGACCAGACGCACATCCCCGGCTTTCCCGCCGTCGAAACCGCGAACGATGTCTCTACCGAGGTAACCCAAGGCGCGCCCATCGTGCGCACCGTGGGTAACTTGGATGCAGACGCCGTGCGCGTCACAGTGCAACTGCCTGCGCTGAACGAGCAGAACACCAGCAACGGCGATTTGGTAGGCGCATCCGTCGAAGTGGCCATCGACGTACGGCCCATGGGCGGCACATGGGCAGAGCGTAAGCGCGACACTATCGCGGGTAAAACCACCAGCCCGTACCAGCGCACCTATCGCATTGAGCTAACCGGCAGCGGCCCATGGGACGTGCGCGTTCGCCGCATTACCCCGGATAGCGACGCGGCCACGCTGAACAACGCCACCTATTGGGCCACCTACACCGAAGTCATCGACGCCAAGCTGAGCTACCCGGACACCGCCCTGGTGGCCCTGGAAGTAGACGCCCAGCAGTTCGGCAACCAGATCCCCGCCCGTAGCTACGACGTAAAAGGGTTGATCATTCGCGTGCCGGATAACTACGACCCGGCAACCCGCAGCTATAGCGGCTTTTGGGGCGGCAACTTCAAGCTGGCGTGGAGTGATAACCCGGCATGGTGCTACTACGACTTAGCCACTAAAACCCGCTACGGGGCAGCACTGGCCAACGTCGATAAGTGGGCGCTGTATCAGATCGGCCAATACTGTGATGAGTTGGTGCCGGACGGTTTCGGTGGCGAAGAACCGCGCTTTACGTTTAATACGGTGCTGGCGAGCCAAAAAGAGGCCATTACCGCGCTGCATACACTCGCCAGCGCGTTTCGTGGCATGACCTATTGGGGTACCAACACCGTCATGCCGGTGGCCGATATGCCCGCCGACCCGGTGAAGCTGGTCACGCCTGCCAACGTGATCGACGGTGAGTTTGTTTATGAAGGCACTGGGCTGAAGGCACGCCATAGCGTCGCTATGGTGAGTTACAACGACCCCAACGATAACTACCGGCAGCAGGTGGAAGTGGTCGAAGATGCCGAGGCTATCGAGCTGTACGGCTGGCGACCGCTGGAAATTAACGCGGTGGCCTGTACCTCACGCGGGCAGGCCCACCGGCTGGGCAAATGGACGCTGGCCAGCGAGCGCGCCGAAACCGAAACCGTGAGCTACCGGGCGAGCCTGGACCATGCCGACGTTCGCCCCGGCGATATTATCAGCGTTTCCGACCCGACCACTGCCGGGGCGCGGCTGGGCGGGCGCATTGTGGCCACCGGCACTGAGGCGCTGACGCTCGATAACGTGCCGGAACAGGCCAGCGGCGCTAACTGGTTTTTAGATGTGATGCTGCCCAGCGGGGCAGTGGAGCGCCGCGCCGTGGCATCGTTCAACGGTGATGCGGTGGCGCTGGCTAACCCGCTATCCGCCCCGCCCATTTTGGGTGCAGTGTGGATTCTATCGAGCCAAGCCGTGGAACCCCGGCGCTTTCGCGTGCTGGCCAACATCGAAGAGGCGGCGCGGGTGTATCACATCACCGCGCTGGAGCATGACCCGACAAAATACGGCCGCATCGAGTTGGGGCTAGACCTGCCGGAGCCTGACTACTCGCTGCTGCCCACCGGCCCGGTGGTGGCCCCGTACAGCCTCACCGCCCAGGCCTACACGTACTTGGCGGGGGGCACTGAACACCAAGGCATGACGATTAGCTGGACGCCCAGCGACGACCCCCGCGTATTGCGTTACATCGTGGAAGTGCAAGGCCCGACGGATCTGCGTTGGCGCACGGTGTACACCGAAAGCGGCACCAGTGTGGACCTGCGCGATGTGGAGCCGGGCCAGTGGATGATTCGCGTGCGTGGGGTCACGGGCATCGGCACCGCCTCGCCATGGGCCGCGCTGACCACCAACATCGCTGGCCTGTTGCTGCCGGTGCCGCCGGATAGCGTCGATATTGAGGTCGGCACTTTCACGATCACGCTACGCCCACGCGGGGCGTATCCGGGGCAGATGTTCGAGTTCTGGAGGTCTAACGTTGCCTTGGCGTTGAACCAGATCACCAGTAACGCGGTGCGCCTGACCGTATCCACTGACCTCACCGACACCGAGCTAAGCCCAGGCACCACGTATTACTACTACGTGCGAGGTGCCAACGCTTACGGGGTGAGCAGTTGGTATCCAGTACAGGCAACCACTGACAACACTCCCGAAAAGCTGCTGCAAGCGCTAAGCGATAGCATCCGCGAAAGCGAACTAGACCAAGCCCTCCAACAGCGTATCGACAAAATCGACGGCCCCGAAACGCTACCCGGCAGCGTTGCCCAGCGCATCGCCGCCGAAGCCGAGCAGCGTAGCGAGGAAGTCGAGACGGTGCGCGGCGAGCTGGT